CAGAGGAGCCTATGCCGATGTGGGGAGTGAGACATTGACCCGGAGAGAAGCTGAGGTCCTAGCCTGGATGGCTACCTTTCGGGAGATGGATGAACTGATATATGAGCGCGGAAAGGCCTACTTTGGACTTCATAAAATCGGCGCACGAACGGTTATGAATCTGATTCGTAATATGTGGGTTTCGGAGGCTCAAGGTAGCACAGCAGGGTCCGTTGAGCACTACCACATAAACGAAACTGGCCTAGCTGCTTTAAAGAATCATCTAGGTATTGATTGAAGGAGGCCGTGCCGCAATGGGCGATGAGGCTGGCCGGAAGATTCGGAGCGCGACGGTGCGGAACGATGATATAGCGCGGCCTGTACGTTCATGGAAACCGCCCGGCCCACCGACCCTCCGTCGCCCCGGTCGTAAGGCTCGTCCAGTGTATTCCGTGTGCCGACAGTGCTGGACGTACTTCCGGCTCCAGGGCACGAGGCCGCAAAAGCACTGCTCACGTAGCTGCGCGAAGAAGGCGTGGTGGGAGAGTGTGAGATGAAGATCCTCGCGATCGACCCCGGAACGATGCTCGGCTGGGCGACGGACTCTAGCGGCCGCCTGGAGTTCGGCACTCATGACTTCTCGTTGCGCCGCGGGGAGTCGCCCGGGATGAGGTTCCATCGGTTCAATCGCTGGCTATTTGAGATGGTGCTGCGAGAAGGTCAGGCGCCAGCCGTGGACTTGATCATTTACGAGCAAGCGCACCATCGCGGAGGCGCCGCTACGGACGTGCTGGTCGGCATGACGACTCGGATTCACGAGCTATGCGCGTCGCCGTTCCGGTGGAGTGGCCTGCATCAATTGGCGGGCGGGAAGTCAGTCCCCATCGACTACTGCGCCGTGCATTCCGCGACGCTCAAGGCGTTCGCGCTTGGCCGCGCGCCGAATCGTAAGAAGGGCGACCCTAAGATGGACCGGAGCAAGAGGGTGATGATCGAGGCGGCGGTGCAGCGGTTGATGTCTGATCGTTCCTGGACCATACCGACCCGTAGTGATCCGGCTGGGTTGTCCGAGGACGAGGCCGACGCGCTGTGGCTCTACTTCTACTGCAAGGAAGTGATTCTAGACGGAGGGAGAACGGAGACAGCTTGAAGAAGTTTCAGGGAGTTGGGAAGGATCTCACCTATCAACTGGCCGAGGCGAATCGCAAAGTTGTGCAACGGGAGCTTGCGGTCTATCTCGAGGCGCTCTGCCACGATTACCAATACTCGATTCGGCAGGCGTGCCGGCTCCTCGAGATCCTCGCCTTGCCGGGCCGGCTCCATCGTGAGATGCAGTTGGAGCAGCTCAACCTCGAGCTGGGGGTTCTGAGGGATCGGCAGGGTTGGGGGAGGCCGTGGACGATATCGCAGTTGCGTCGTGCCTTCTACGCTCGTGCGGCGGACTTCCGCAGAGTCCCGCCGAAGCCGGTGACTCGGGAGGAGTTGGCGAGGTACATTCCGCTCGTCCCCCCGGCACGCAGGGCGAAGAAGGGGGCTCCCCAGACAGCCGCTAGTTCACCATCGACCCATCCCGGCTAGCGGACCAGGGACAGCCCCACAATTCCGAGGGGGCGCGTTCGTGCTGACGGCTGGAGTCGGCCGGGCGTAGCAAGGCCCCGGTTCCACGGAAGGAGCCGGGGCCGCCCTCTTCTGGCCTTCTACTTCAACGCCGGTGGAGTGAACCCGGTCTTCAACCCCTGCATCAGATTCTTGCCGAAGCCGTGGATCCCGGTCGTGAAAACGGTGTACCCCAAAGCATCAACGCCGATCGTCATCACCGCCCCGAACACCTTGCCGAACACCCCGTCCAAGAATCCAGCCTGAACGGCTCCTCCGCCAACGTCGAACAAGGCCAGGACCGGCCCGAAGGCGCTGTTGAGCGCGCTCGAGGGCGAGATGGTCGGGGCCGTCCCTCCGAGGTTCGCCGCCACCTGAGACAGCAGCGACAAGACGAACGTGATGATCGGGATGATCTTGTTATAGAGCACGTCGTTCGGCAGCCGCTTGAGCACGAAGCCCAGGACGAGCGCCAGCACGGTTCCCATTCCAACCCAAGTGTCGCCGGTCATGCCATTCCCTCCTCTTCCTCGTCATCGTCCGACTCTTCCAGGTCCGGCTCGCCAGGATCCCAGGTCGTGTCGCACCCGTAGCAAAGCAATGTCGCGTCGATCATGTTGATTGGTGAGTACCCGCATCGCGGGCACTTGTCTCCTTTCCGTGGAATCGTGAGTTCGTCCATCACCCTAGACCGCTTCCGCCTGAACGTGAAGATGGGCCCCGGCCCCGACGTCGTGGTAGATGGCCGTCTGCTTCCCGTCCCGGCGTCTGAACTCGGCGTTGAGATGGGACTTCAACTCCAGGATCTTACCGTGCGTCAGCTCTCCGATGGTCCGGAAGTCCACCGCACGCGACACGGTGCCAGCGTGCGGGTCCGCCAAGTGAGGCCGAGGCCCCGAGTAATGCTTCGTTCCTTCGTCCCCGATGAAGTAGACGCCTTCGAGAATCTTCTGGGCGTAGATGCGATCGTACTCGGCCTGGTCGCGGGATACGTCCGTGACCATGAGGTCCTTGTCGAACTTCTGGGCCGCGTACCAGTCCGCGTAGAGCGCGATGGCTGCCGCCACGGACTCAAGTTGAGCCTGGAACTCGTACTCGACGGCTTTCGTCTTGAATCTCATCGGCCCAGGTACACCTTGAGCCCAACGCTCCAGGTCGTGGCGTCAAGGTTGTGCTCTCCAAGCCGTCCCAGCCCCACGTCGGAGTCCCAAGTGCCGAGCGAGCCAACCAGACTAGCCTTCTCCCCAATCGGATACAGGCCCTCGAGCGAGAACCCGAAACCTCCGGCGTCCCGATCCGAGGGCAGCGAGAGCGTCCTCTGCTTGCAGCCGTCCCCGGCATAGACGTCGGCCAGCGCGACGAGCATGCCGCGGTCCCTCAGCACGGTGTCTCCGTCCATGCCGTTCATCTTTAGCATGATGTAGGGTCGGTCCATTGCCTGAGCCATGCCGCACATCAGGGCCAGCAAGACCGCCAAGATCAGAAGCGTTTTCATTCTTCCCTCCCCGATTCCCGCCAAGTGGCTTCATCGTTCCGGGGTGGCGGGTCCGGCCCTCGGATGACGGTCCATCTCCAACGTGAACAGAAGGTCTACCTTCTCGGCCATCGCCTTCTGCTCGGCGCCGAGCGTGGCGATCTGCACGTTGAGCCAGATCACGCCCGACAGGATCGCTACCGCGACGCCGATCAGAGGCCACGGGATCACGAGCCCGGCCGTAGGCTTCGAGGCTCGAGGCGTCATTCAAGCGGCCTCGCGCGCCTGGGCTGGCGTATGGCGTCCCATAGCTCCGTATGAATCCTGTCGCCCTGACGGGTGCGACGCTCGACCGTGTCCTTGAGTTCCACGATCGCGCGCTCCAGCTCCTCCGAACGAAGCGAGTCCACGACCGATGACCTGCGTATCTCGGCTCTGATATCGTTCGTGGTCCTTTCCTGAGCGCCCACAATAGTCATCGCGTGCCATCCGACACCGGCTCCCAAAGCCAGGACTTTCACCCAGTTCGGAAGCCTGGACCCGTTGAGCAAGTACTTCAGCCATTGCGTCACCGGCGGATCCCTACCGCTTCCTCTTGTCCCTGAACTTAGGATCTCTCTCTACTTCCCGGATTCCCGCTAGGAACGACTTAACTCGAAACTCGCTATTCGGGTCCGGTTTCAACAGGTCCGCGACGATATTCGCCAGCCTGAATTGGGGAAAGCTAGTAAGCCAGGTCACGGAGCGTACCGGTCCCTCCACGGAGCCGTCCTCTCGGAGCCTGAATCCGTGCTCCTCCAGAAACCTCTGCCCGTTTTCGTTCGCCGCTAGAAGCTTCAACATGGCCGGAGCCGTGGTCATGGCTGGCCGGCCGGGAGAATACTCATGCGGCTTTCTTAGGAACAGGTTGCGTTGAAAGGCTTCACTCGCCCCAAGACCAAACTGGGGGAAAGATCGAGTGCCCAGGAGCCTCGCTATCCCAGGGCCTCCGGCCCTCAAGGAGTTCACTATTTCGTTTACGTCCCCGTAGGGACCGTAGGCCTGGGGATACGCAACTCTCACCGTGCCCGGCTGCTTCCCCGGCCCCTCCACAATGCCGCCCTGCTCCACGACATCCGGGCCTAGCGAGGAAAGGGCTTCGGGCGGATATCCGGCGGCCTCGTTGATCCTGGCCCTAGCCCCACCCAATAACCCGATCGACCCGGGCCGCTCAATCACACCTAGAGCGAACAACTGTGGAGCGTTAATCTGCCAGTTGATGAACGGCATGAAGTTACGACGGAGCCCTTTTAATCCTTGAGACTGGAACCGAGGAGAGTAGTTGAAGAAGATACGGTCTACCTTTTCCGCTGCCTCATTGGCTACTAATCCCTTGTTCCTCAAATACTTGAAATGGGATAGCCGTGCTGAATCCTCCAAGTAGGAGCCGGCCGTCCTGGACCACGTGAAGGGACTCCACTTGGAAGAAGTCATCCCACGAGCCGTCTCCTGACTCGCCTGCCCTCTTCCGATGACTCCTAGTTGAATCGCCTCCCTCGCGTCCCTAAGGTCCTCGGGCGAGAGATCCCCCAGCTTCTTGGCTAGATAGATTCGACTAGTCTGACCGATGCCTTCCTTCCAGGCACTTGGGCTAACGTTACCGAAGATCGCGGATTGCAGGATATTGTTAAACTCGTTTCTAGCATGAAACCCGGGCGAGAAAAGCGCCCACTTCCGGAACTGGTTGTTCACGAAATCCAACGACTGCTGAACCTTGCCCCACTCCTCGGGCTGGAACGTGTGATTGAGCCGGTCCACCACCTCGTGGAGTTCCTTTGGCAAGGCTGTTCGTTCCAGCCTGCCCTTGAACCGACCCGTGAACCCGGTTGGAACCCCCCTAAGGTCCGCCACCGATCGCTCCCCACGCCCCAGAGGCCTTCCGAACCGCCGCACGAGGCCGCTCACGATGTCCGCATGCATGACTCGAAGATCGTTCTGGGCCCCCCGAAGCATCGTCCCCTTGACCACCGGCTCGAACGCCCTATGCCCAAGAGCCGCCGCCGAAGCGCTCATCTCTTCCGTGGTCGAAGCTCGGCCAATATCCGTTCGCTTCTCCATCCGACCGGTCGAAAGTCCACCAGGCACCTCGACCGCAGTACCATAGGGTTTAGCCCCTAGCCTTACCCGCTCCTTCCGTGTGGCTACTCGAGGCACAAACTCATACGGAGATTCCAACTCGTGACGCTTCATGTGCGCCCGGATTCTGGCCGCCACCTGCCACCTAAACTCCCTTACAAGCTCGTTCGCGGTCCCCTGGGCCTCTGGAGATAGGTTGCCTATGGTTCTGCGTTCGATAGCCTTCGCAATGTCGTCCTGAGCCTCCGCAGGCAGTCTCAGCGCCTTCGAGAATCGCTTCTCCCGGACAAACGCTCTCCAGTCGGCCTTTCCCTCCGAGGACCTTAGAATCCTGTAAAAGTCGTCTCTTATGTAGTTTGGGAGACTAGCCCCTGGCTTGATAAACTCCAGGCCCTGCTTGATCCCTGGGATGGCTCGTGCACGAAGCCCACCTGCCTCCAGGTTGGCCATCGCTCGACCCGCTGGAAGCAGCGCTTTCCCACCGACCAGATTCAGGGCCTTGACCCCAGGCAGATCCGTGGCGATATCCAGAATCTGGGCACTTGGCAGAAGGCCTCCGATGCCCTCCGCCTCCATCCTGGCCTTCAACTCCTCCAACTGCCTAAGCTTGGCAGAAGGACTGAACGTAACCGGGGTCTTGGTCCCGGCAATCGCCTTGATCCCAGCGGCCAACGGAGTGGATAGGACAGCCCCTAAAAAAGAGCCGGCCCCACCCACAGCGTCAATCGCCTCACGGCCAAGCTTCTCGGGTATGGTGCCCTGGGCCAAAGATGTGGCTAGGGCGGCATCCGACACCCCTCGAGGTCTCAGGGGGCGGCGTGCAGAGCCAACTCGGGCAAGTTCCGTCGCGAGGGTAGGATCCGCCAACTTACCGCCTACTCCGCATCAGGTCGTTGGCCCTTAGCTGGGCGGCACGGCGTATCTCCGGGCTGTCCGCCTGAGCACGACCCGTGAAATAGGCTGTAAGAACCTTGTCATCGGTCACCGCGTTGATCGAGTCGATGATCTCCTGCTCTGTCACCCCTGCCGGTATCCGTCTTGGAATCTTAACGGGCTTGGCCGTCTTCTTTCCGATGGAGGGCCGCGCGGGAGCGATGTAAACTCCTGCGAGCTTCCTGCGTTCCACCTCGGTGAGGGGCCTTCCTAGAATCCTGATTGCCTCCTCGTCCTTCGTCGGCTTCGTCGGCTTCGGCGGCTTCTTCCTCGCCTCTTCGAGGGCTAGACGGGACTCTCGGTCCCTTTCCGCCTCGATCTGCTTCATGGCGTACTGTTCCGCCGCTCTCTGAGACTCGTTGTAGAGTTGGGAGGATCTACCCGAGGCCGCGAGAAACGCTGTGCCGAAATTGGCTCCTGGAGGCACGGCACCGAGCCCTCCAAGCGCCGAGGAAATCGCGTTCTGAATCCCCGAAAGCCTCATCCGGGCCTTGATCGTAGCCTCTTCGTACGGCGCAAACCCGCTAGCCATAATACGGCCCCCTGCTCATACCCATTGCCCGCCGCCACTGCCGCCACTTGAGAATAGTTTATTCCCTAAATAGCCCCCTAACGGTCCGCCAACTAGCGAGCCCGCAATGCCACCGGCGACCCCTCCGAACCCGGTTTTGCTAGCCTGCTGCCTTTGCTTCTCCAACGCCTGCTGATACATGAACTGCCGTCTCTGGTTCAGGAGTTGGGCAATGAAGTCCTGGACTCCCCCCGCGATCTGCCCCGAGGCCTGTCCGTAGATCCTGGAACCCAATCGTGCCGCCAGAGCGGTTCGAGCCCCGGAGTCCGCGAGCGGCCCCGAACGCGCCATAAAGTTCTGGATCGCACTCAGCCCCTGGGAGAACTGGGGACCCAATTGGGCGTAGGCCGCCTTCTCCGCTGCTGTACGATAGAGGTCCAGGTCCCTTTGAATGTCCGATTTCGACGCTTTCCCGACTTCCTTGAGCAGTTGAGACCAGATGTTTCCAGGGTTTGTCGTCGCCATTGCCTAATCACCTCACGAGGATATCGGCCACGGTGTTCGCCGTGTCGCACTTAAGAACAATCACTCGACTCGTTGAAGGCAATGGGAAATCGTTGTAGACCTTGCCTCCAGCGAGGTAGGTCGTCCCCGAGCCACGACCAATGCTTAGAATCGTATAGCCGGACGGGGCGAATCCCAACCCGTGATAGATCGATACCGGAGCGTCCGCCGTGGAAAACGATACCGCGATCCGGCGCTCTCGAGCATTCGTCCTGACGGTCGAGAACGATCCGGGCCTCAAGAACGACCCTGGCTGAAGCCGAATCGTCGAAAGAGCCGTGTTCTTGCTCGTAACAAGATGTCGAATAAATGCTCCTCCCATCAGACAGCCCCCCTTCTAAACTTCGATGGGTTCCCTTCGACGATCGCTCCGAAGAGCCTCTGGTTTCCCACGGTGCCGCCCGCGACGCTCGTGACCTGAAACTGCACCCCGATATCCGAAGCGCCTCTACCCGAGGCCGAGAACGTGCCAGCGATAACACTGTAGTCCTGAGCCGTGTCCGCGGTACCAGTGTTCAGTGTCCCAACGTTGCTGCCAATAACCGAGGCCCCAGGAATGAAACTCAAGGCGGGAGTGCCCCAGCCATCCACAGATTGATAGTAGGCCAGGACCCGAGTCGGGCTCAACAGCACGGACGGAGGTTGTGGGAAATACATGTTGGCGGTACAGATGAAAGCCGTCACGTCGTCCAGGGTTGTAAGTTCATCGAGGTAAAGGGAATAATCTCCAGCGGCAGTTCCGTAATCCACTTTACCCCAAATTCCGTGGGCGACACCCGCATCATTGTTCCCCAACGGGGCGTGGATCGTGCCCATAGGGAATATGGTAGAGGAGAATCCTACGGGATTCCAAGTGCTCCATTGCCTTGTATCCATGTCAAAGGCGTAGCCTAAACCCGCCCCGCTCAGGTCCGGGGCCGCGAGGCGAACGATATACAGCCGGTTCCGAATGATCGCTCTCGATCCTCCGTGACTCTCGAAGCTCATGTTGCCGAATGTCTCATCCCAATCACTCGAAATCTTCTGTGCGGGTCGGTTCGTACCGTCCCAGGAATAGAACCCGTCTCTCCAGAGCCAGATGAGTTCCCCATCCCCAGCCACGGCGGCATCTGGGGCGACCGATCCCACCGCGGGATGGATCGGGTAGAGCTGAGGCACATCGAGATCAAGATTCGTCAGTCCCCATGTCTGATCCTCAGTAAACGCTACGACTTGATCCGCGAACTCGACCACTCCCATGTGCCTACCACCCGATGACCTGGCCAGGGAAATGTAATTCGTAACCTTTCCACTGAAGGAGTCCGGCAAGAAGGGATCGCTCCAGTAGATCGTTTCATCGTCCATGAGAACGAGCCTGTTTTGATACACCGTTATATACTTGCACTGAGTGGGTGGTAATGAGTTGAAAAGAATCGCCTCGGTAGGAGGGAAGACTCTTCCCCTGGAACTATCGATGAATGTTGCCCCGCTCTCGAGAGATCCGCCGTCCAGGACCCGTTTCGAGGTGATCAGGAACGCTGGAAACGATCCTCGGTCCGCCGAGGGGACGTTCGTCAGGTCGTCGGTTCGATAGAAGAGAAGGGCTCCGGCCCCGGCGGCTACGGTGCCTACTACGGTGAGGGTCACTCGCTCATTCCCGCCAGATACGGTAGTCACTTCAGCGAGATACTTGGCTTCCCCGGGTCCGTATCTAGCCTTGGGATCGATGGGCTGGGCCGTGTAGCCGTCCGCAATCTGGCCGTAACTCCATGCAGCATAGTAGCGCCATACCCCGGAACCCATCCCAGCCCCAGCACTCGCCGCCACGGTGATCGTATTCGTGAGCTTGGGTAGTCCAAGGTCCGAGAACTGACTACCGTCCCATCGCTTCTGCTCCTTCCCGTTTACCAGAATGAGCCTCCCTCGATATGACGCCATTCGGTAAGGGGACTCATTTCCCGAGAACATTGCCGAGTTGATCGAGAACCATTCCGCGACGGTCCCTGACCTCCCATACCGTGCCAGCTTACCGTTGGCCGGACCTTCTCGAGGGCTCATCGTAGCGGCATAAAGTTCCCGGATACCTCTGGAATTGAGGAAGCAGGAGTATGCGGATGGAAGTGTGGTTATCGCTGTTACCACGGAGAGTCGTATCCTCATCCAGAAGCCGTAAACGTTTCCTTTCCCAGAATCCCCAACACTCGTAGCGGCCCAGTTGGTGGGCAAGGTCCACGATGCCACCTGAAGCGATGCCGAAGTGAACGTTACGGTGTCGGTAGTCGTGAGCGCAGTCCAAGAAGTGCCGTTCCAGTACTCGTATACGATGGTCACCGTCCAAGCTGCGGCCACGGAGATGTTGATCCATATCCTGCTGAACGGAGCGTCGGCGCCGAAATAGACCGAATCGTTTACTACTCCGGTTCCGAACAAAAAATGGCTGGCACTATGCTGATGGTTCCCGGAATACTGGCTTCCTACCGCTGCGGCGGCATCGAAATTCCTCACCCATCCGTAGTTAGTGGACAGTTGATGTACCGAGGAATGCCCTCCGGAAGTAAGAGCGTTCGCCGAGGTGCCTCCACTCGGTTTAAGCTTGTCAAATCCACCTCGTGATTCCGCGTAGCCCCCAGGACGAAGCCTCATATTCGTCAGGCCCGATAAAGTACCGTTAGGCTGGCCGAATAGCGGGCCGTCCGTCGTCTTGATCAAGGGGATGCAACTCAGTTCAGGCATATCTAGGCACCACGTACCCCATCGTGTCTTTCGCCTGACGAGCCCGGTAGATATCGACGAACACCTGCTGCTTCGCCTCCGCCTTGTCGTTGGCCCATATGGCCGCCGCGCGGTCCGCCAGAGGCAGGAACGTCGGGTCCCCCATCGCCATTCTCAGGTAGATGAGCCGAATCGCTCCATTGGACAAAGCGTATTGCCATCGGGCCCTCACCTCCGGGGCCTGCCCTCCGGAGACCATCGTTTTAGGAAGCTGCCGGCCATAGCACTCGAGGTCTTCCGTGCCGCTTGAATTGGGGATGGGATCTAGCCAGAAGGCCGGGGAATTGTCCCCGGAAACATTCAAGCCCCATAGAGCGAACTTCGTGGGATTTCCTGTGGCCTTTCTTGGGTCCAGTTCATCGATCCCAACCTTATCGAGCCAAATCTGGCTTTGGGTGCCCGTGGTACGATAAAGATGGATCGACTCGACACTCGTGTACTCAGGTGGGACGCTATATTGCTGCTGGGCATTGACGGTCGAAGCGGTCCAGCAGCTTACGAGCACGTCCGAGTCGGCACAGAGCTCCACCTGGGACTCGTTGAGAAAGCTCAATATTTGGGCGTTGGTGACCTGGGTAGCCGTCGTCGAGTCCTCTCCGAATCGGTCCCGGGTGAGCGTGATGAGTTCGGCGGTGGTCATCGTGATCTCCTAGCATGAACCCGTCTCAAGTAGGCCCTGGCAGCTTTGGAAACTCGGTCCGGGATCTTCATTCCTTTGGACGCCTGATCGTACTCTTTGACCGTTGCAGCCGAGATTCCTTTTCTCCTGGCCGTGGCCGTGTGAAAGTACCTACGCTGCGCCTCGCTCTTATACGGCATGGTCAGGTCCTCTCGGTCCAGGTGGTCGCCGCCACGCTATTCTCCGTATAAGACGTTGCCGGGATGCTCTTCTCAGTGTAGCTAGTCACGATATTGAACAGGGTTGTGCCCTCGAACAGGACGTCAATGAAGTAGTCCGTCGAGGAGTCCCCTTGCGGAATTCCCTCGACCCACCCGGTTCCCGTTAATGACTTCTCTAGCCATGTAGTTGCAGGGCTCATTTCACGGCCAGCACGGCGAATGTGATGCTGCCCTGATTGATGGACAGTATCGTCGGGTTCGAGAAACGCAGCGTGATCTGGTTATCGGCCGACACTCGAACCGATGTGATGCCTAGATTCGCTACGAGATCGGATTGAGGAGAGACTAAGACCATCCACGTTGATGCTACGTCAACTCCGTTGAAGGCCGCCGCAACGTCCGCCATAGAACCTGCCAGTAGCGCCTGGGGGTCCACCGTGACGGTGCCGAACTTCAAGGCTGATATATCATCGGTAGGGCCGCTGCTTGCGCTCAGCTTCAATTCGGGCTCCTTGCCACCTCATACCAGTTTGTTCCTTCGCAGGTCAGCGTGAGAACATCGTTTGCAGTAGCCACGAAGTCGCCGTTCAATACCGAGGTGCCCGTGTCGCTCACCGTGGGAGTGGAGTCGAAGATGAGGCGGACGAGGCGACCGTTGTCCGTCGGATTGACCGTGATCCCGTTTGTGATGTTCGTTGTCCCCGTGACATGGAACACGTCTCCATCCGCTGGGATTGAGATCGTGGCCGCAGAGGCTATATCGGTACCGCGCCCGCTCCGAATAGTCATGTGGACATTTGTCGGTGTGCCTCCAATGGCTCTCAGTGGGGCCGTTGCCACCCCGGTGAAGTCGCAGTTTTCAATCGTAACCTGATCGACCGTACCGGACGCCTCATTGAGATCTAGGCCGTACTGCATGGTGGAGCCGCTTGTCTTATAGGCTCGGCACCCACGCATGAAGATGCGGGAAACTGATGTAGAACCACCGGAAGTTCCAATTGCGAAGCCGCTGTCCGATTGCTGCGTATTGGAGTCTTTGGCCACACAGTCGATGAGATGCACGTCGGTGATGGTTCCGCTAGCCCCTTCTCCTGCTATCTGGAAAGCGATTCCCGTACAGGTATCCACCACAACTCCACGGAGCACGATGTTCCTCAACGTGACTGCGGCCCCCGAGTCGTGGATTCGTACCGCCCTGCCCGGTACGTCCCGGAGCAAGCAGTTATCCATAAGGAAGTTCGTGGTGGAGTTGATGAGGTTTAGGCCGGTGTCGCCGGTCCTGTTGCTCCCAGGCTTCCCGAAGAACGAGCAGTTTTTGATAAATATTCCATCGTTGCCGTTGTCCAGGTTGCTCGCCAAGTCGATCCACGTTCTACCGGTAGTGTCCAGCGTATTGATGTTGTAGAATGTACATCCCACAATCGAGAACCGCTTTACCGCGCTTGCGTAATTGGGTTCAAGGGCGAGGACCCTGGAATCGTGCAGGGTGGGATGGCCTCCGAAAACACAGTTGGATACGACGATGTCGTTCCAGGAGTGCCCGGCCGCGTTCGAGGCTAGGATGACCCCGACGTTCGTCATGTTCTTCGTGACTACATTGGAGATGGAGACGTTTCCATCACTGCTCGTATTGGCGCTACCTTGCAACTCAAAGGCGGAATCGCACCCGTCGATGTGCCCGTTGGAGATTGATACGTCGCTAACATTGGTGAGCGAAAAGGCAACATCCCCCACCGTGGAGACTCTGAATCCTTCTACGATGAAGTACTTTCCATGACCGGACGTCGCGTTGGAGAAGTTGTAGAAGTCGAATGCGTTTCTGGTAGTAACTACCGAGAACTGCCCAACCGTATCCGCCCACACATCGGAAAGGTTCGTATCCTTGCACTCAGCCAGGAAGTACCCGGAGCGAAGCGTGTTCTGTACCGTGGTTCCGTGAATCCTAATGCCATCCACGGACTTGAGGTAGATCCCGAACTGGTCCGGGGTGCTCGATGTGAGGGAGCCGAACGCCTGGGAGTTGCCGTCCACGGTGAGGTCACTGATCTCGATGTCGTACTGGATCGCCGCAGACGATGACACGGTGCCGTTGGCCCCGTAGGCGCTCGACACGATGACGGCCCCCGTGCCAGCCGCATCACTGTCCGTGATGGACCCGCTGGCCCTCTTGATGATCGTCTGCCCCCTACCCGACCCATGAAGGTGGCAGTAGGAGTGGATCCATATGGCCGTCGTGATCTCCAGCGTACCGGGGCCTAGAGACACCTTCCCCTTGACTCCGGCTAGATAGTCGATCGCGGCCTGTAGCCCCGCCGTGGTCCCGGCGAATATCGTCGCCTGATAGTCCCCGTCCTTCATGGCACGGATCGCAATCGTTCCGGAGAAGGCCATCAGATCGTGCACTCCGTCCAAGCGGTGGGCTGTCCTGATGGGTCTTCCAGCGCCGAAATCTCGAACACGTCCTGGAAGTCCGACGAAGAGTCAGTCTGGCTCGACTCGTACCCAGGCCAGTAGAAGAGCTTCTTTCGACCCAAGTAATTCGGGTTATACCCGGAGAGGTCCGAGGTGTTCACCTTGAGGGTGAACGGGGACCGATCCCTCCAAGAGTAGGTTGCCGCTCCAACGGTGACATAGTGATCACGCACCACGATGAAGTTCGCCGTGATCCCGGACCCGAACGAGATCTCACCGTTGGAATCGGTCGTGGTGGTGATCTGTACGACCCCCGTAGTGTCTGTGAGAGTCGTGGGGATGCCTGAGATTCCGTTCCCATTGCGATCCACCACCTTGATCCGAAACTTCCAGTACTCGAGCGTGGCGTCCCCGATGGCGGGTAATCCCGATACCGCGGCTGAGAATCTAGGGGCGCTATTCGAGAAATGTGGCTGGATGAATTTCCAGTCCTCCGAAAGACTGCTCGTCCAACGGAAGTCGGCTCTCCCAGGAACGCCAAAGCATAAGAAGTCCTTGATCGTGACCCCAGTCTGACCGCTCTGCATGAATTCCTGAGCTGGGGAGGCGGAAAACGTGAGTCGTTCCGCAGAGTTTACGAGAAACGCATTGACGAGCGCCGCCGTGGAAGCCGGGTTCGATATATCCAGGTTGAAAACGTTATCAAACGGAGTCGTTGCGGTCCCGATCTGGCAGTTACGTAATCCATCGAAGATGCAGTTCATGATTTCTGAGTCGGGCTCCAGGGTATTGAGCACGAGCGCATGGGGATTTCCCGCGGAGGCCCTAGCTCGCAGCGTGGTGCCGTAGAGCAGTACCGTGCCTCTCCAAGTGATGTTGGGCGATCCGCTATTGGAGGTGAAACATAGGATCGCTCCCGATCCACCTCCGGCCTGGTCCCCAGTATCGATCTTCGATCCAAACTCGATATTCCAAGAGGAGGCTTGGGTCGTTCGTGTCTGAAGCACCTTGGCGGCATCGAAAACCGCCACGACATTGGAGTCCTTGAGTGTGGTCGTGGCGGTCCCGGTGCCCGTATCCCCAATCTGCAGATTCTTGAAGAGTCTATACGTGGGGTACGCGGACCCGGAATCGACCCGAGTGATGTCAACTCCCGTACCTCCCAGGATGGCGTGGATGTCGACGAAGGAGTAGGAGCCGTCACCTCCGGCATCCGCGTGAGTATCGTCGTAGATGTAGATGTTCGACGCGTCCGAGGTTACCCCAGCAGCCACACTTCTACCATCCCGACACGATCAACTTGATCCTGCCCTTGAGGCTCGATACGGTCGCGAGCCATTCCGCTCGTATCTCGGGAGATATAGGAAGTGCCAGGTCGGGGTTGTCCTCGAGATCGACTCTGTTCCTCGCCACGTGACTCATGATCCGAACGATCCGGCCGGCCTTGTCGTTGACTTCTTCGGCTTCTTCCTTGAGCGGCACGGCTCAGTCCGTGATGAAGGTTACAAGCGCGTTATCGTTGACCGCCATCGTGGGAGACACCCAGACTCCCGTGGGCCCGTCGTAGGTCCCACCGGAGGGGATCGCGTCCGTCGTGACGTTGTGAGTGAAGCAGCCGTAGAGTTTCTTACCGGCCGGAGCCAGAGTATAGGTCACGGTGGTGCCCGAGGTGATGAGGGTCACGTCGAGATGGGTCAGGACGAATCCTCCGGCGGCATGGCTTCGTACCGAGTTCACTTGGGTTGCCAACCTAGTGTTCCTCCATGACGGTCCTCACTCCGTCTTTGTAGAGTGCTCGAAAGCGGGTGAGGCCGCTTCGTCTCATTCCTTCGAATCCCTGTACCGTGAACGTTGGCCTTGTGGCCGTAACGCAGAACCCGGGCTGGTTCCGGTACAGGTGTTCCTTATCGGCCCGAACAACGTCCGTCGAGCCGTCCGGTTTCGTTATTGTGGTCTCTCCGATCGAGTTCCATTCCTTCCATCCTTCGTGAAGCATCTGAGGCGCGGAATCCTTGAAGACGCCTCGAAGCTCCTGAACCTCCTTGCCCGTGGCCCGTATCTCCCACTGAGGCACTAGCTCGGTACGGCACGTTCCGTCCGGCATCATCGTGGTTCTGGGCTCGGCGGGCAGATCGATCTTCTCAATCGGCATGCTTCTCTCGGTTCTTAGATCCCTTGGGCCTTCCCGGCTTTTTCTTGGAACCGTTCGTTCGATAGAACGGGGCCAGTTCCGGGACCTCGGTTTGTCGAACCGTAGTAGCCCGGGTTACCGGGTCGTAGATCCGCTCCGGGATCGTGGTACGGTCCGTGAGAACATTGAATCCGTCCAGGGCGTAATGGGTCTGGCTTGTGGGTCTGCCCTGCTCAGTGATACCTGTATACTGGTGGTAGCATCGCACCGAGTTCACATGGCCTTCTTTTTCTACGATCAGATTTACCGGACCTACGGGCCCGTACTGGATGAAGATCGGGCAGCCCCCTCCCTCGGTGCACCAGCAACCCTTGTTGATCGTTCGGCGGTTATCGACCTTCATTCTACCGCAAGTATGGACATGAGGCTGGTCCACCTGCATCAGCTTATCCGGCAATCGAAGGGGTCTTCCCGGGTACGATTGTTCTCCTGGGATTGGAACGACCATTAGACTATCGGAGTCGATCTTGAGCTTTCCCGCCTCCGGGTGATCCATGTAGGTATAACGCGGGGCCGGATTAGTGAACGGAGTTCTGCTTGGGTCGAACTCGGTTTGTGATCTCGGCCCCGCCATGAGATTCCTCCTACGTTAAGGTGGTGATCCGGTGCTCTCCGCCCGTTGCCTGATGGAGCACGACGATCGCGTACATCATCGACGCGATGACCTTCGTCGTCAGGTCGGTGCGCTCCATTTCGATCTTGGGGCGGTTTTTCCTCACCAGAATCATCGACTTCTTCGACACGATTAGATTTCGAAGCGTGGTCGATGTCTGGACGTTCTTCGTGAAGTTGAAGTTGACCCCGTAGGCCATGCCCAGGTTCCCGGTTTTAGCCGATGAGTTGGATTCCCCGCGTACCGAGGCGTTCACGAAGTTTCCGAGGGACATGATGGCATCCCACTTCGCCGGGTGATACCAGCCGTCCAACTGGCCCAACTGTATCTTATCTCCTCCGTTCTCGACGATCTCGGATACCAGCTTCTGGAACGCGGCCTCAGTGAAGTCGGCGGCATCGGTCTCGGTGTTCGACGTAAACGAGGCGTAGAGCGAAAGCCCGTCGATGTCCGGCTTCTGGTAGAGACCCTCGGCCAAAGCGGGCGAATAGGTTTTCACTGAGTCGTAGGCCGTGGTGAGCGAAACGTCTTCCTGGATCTGAACGGCGTTGTACGCGACCGTAGGGGTGGCCACGATCTCGGTTTCCGTGTTCGCGGTGAACGTCACGGACCCCGAGTACGCGGAGGCCGTGTAGGAGGCCACGATGGGGATATGCACCTTGAAGCCTGGTCCGAAATAGGTCTCCCCGGAATCCCAGATCGACTTGGTGAATCCCCTGGTATTGTTTACGGCGTATTCGGGCGAAGCCGCCCAAAGCTCGCTCAGGAGCTTTGCAGCGGTGGTCTGAGTGATTTGAGCCAAGTTCTAGGTACTCCTCTAGGCGGAGATTTTCACGCCCTCCGGGATGCTCTTCGAGTAGGAGGTTACTCCGGCCTCTTTGAGCACTCGGATCAAGCGTTCGGTATATTGCTCCGCGGTTTCTCCTGGCCTTTGAGGCCCTGCGTCCAGTGCCGGGGATAGGGGTGAGGGTGAAGACGTAGGTCCCCCGGGTATGAATATCTGGGCTCTCGGGTTTCGGAGCGGGTTGGAAGTAGGATATGCGGGCCCTCCTGGGCTTAAGGCCGCAGAGATTCCCAGGTACTTGAGCACTACTTGGACGGCTCGGTCCGGGCTGACTCCTTCAGGCAGCCCTCCCGGGTAAACCTCCGCCATCGTCTGAAAGAACGGCTCTGGCTCGATCCTGCTCTGGGTCGGAACGCTTCGCATCATCGAGGAGTAGGCCATTCGGAGACTTTCTCCCTGCTCCTGGATGCGCCGGTTCTGGTCCTCGGCATCGAGTCTCATCTTCCTCTCTTCCAGGATCATTTGCTTCAGGGACCTCACGTCGTCCGCGAGCGGCTTCAGGGCCGGGTCCACTTCCGGGTATGTCGAAGTGGGGTCTTGAAACCGTTGGCGTTCATGAGAGAGTGCTTCGAGTCTTGCTTCCCTTAGCTCCAGGTCCCTTTGGCGTCGCTTCACTTCCTCAGAAACACGTCGGTTCTCGTCCTGTAGCCGAAGGGCACCTTCGAGGTAATCGGGGGTGACACCGAACTGCTGCGCCGTGATCTCGATGGCCGCTCTTGGGTCGATCGTGGACGGTGCTACTGTGCTAGAAGACTCTTCTTCGCTACCTGCTGGTACTTCCAGTTCTTCGGTCACTTCGTTCCCCTTATGGTGTTACAGGTACTAATAGCTCGGTCCGCCCATCCAGTCGTTCCCTTTGTCCCCTGAGTTCCACGTCTGAGCATTCTTGGGGGCGTCCTCGGAGAACGACGCCATCGATACCGGGGTCAACGGGCTTGGAGTGCCCTGGGGCAGGTCCGGGATCTGGGACGATTCGGCTCCTTCGACATGGGCCTCATCGCTCGTTGGGCTTGGCACTTCGGCGTATCCCAGGCCCTGGGCCAGGGAATCGAACACCGGTAGGGTCACGTAGGACATGGCTTATCGGCTCCTTTTTACGATATCGCCCGCAGCTTCACCGATCGGCAATACGGACGTATTGGAAGATGGATTCACCTGGTTCACCAGAGGATGGGTGAGTTGTCCCGGTGGAGGGCCCAGCCCCTCGGCGCAATAGGAGGTCGGCGGGTGAGTGTCCGAGGTGATCCCGTGAAATCCTTTGTCTTCGAGGCTCCGGTCCCTTTCCGGCACCGTGTTATGGAGCGAGTAATTGGGCATTGGGCACTCCTCCTCCCGTGGGTTCGGGCATCATGGGTGAGGTTGGGACCCCGAGTTCCTGCTGCAGAGCTCGGCGTTGCATCAGCTCCTTGATCCGGGCCGGGGCTAGCCCGAAGGACTCGAGCACGATATCGGCGTAGGGGGATTCCATGCCTCCCGAGGCGGCGAATCCAGCGACATTCTGCCCCATGAGCTTGTCCTTCGCCGTCTGTTCCGCAGCGACCACAACGCGCACATTGACTTTGGGTAGTTTTTGAACTTCGACGGCGATGGACTTGATCTCTGAGTCCGGCATGGTGACCGGAATGGTCATTGGGGCGGAGTAGAACTGCTTCATCATCTGGTACCCGATCGAGGCCACTTCGGAGCAGAAGTCCGAGAATCCTTGCGCGTGCCCCTTCATTCGGTCCGAGAGACGAGCATTGGCCAGTTCCGCCTCGGTGGCCGATATGGGGGGGGAAGAAGTCTGGCTGAACCCGATGGAGCCCAGGCCTCCGACGATCTGGAAGTGCATGTCCAGGGCGGAGTGTAGCGCGGACCACGCCTGGACATTGAACCCGTCCGGGGTGACGAACCTGGCTTTCCCGAACAGATGGTCCGGTACCGGGTGACGTTCCGCGGGCCCGTTTCCCATGTCCGTGTAGCTTTTACATCCCACGGCGTACTCGAACGGGCCATTGACCCCGAGTCTTACGTAGTCGATGAGCTCTCCCACGGTCCGGTTCTGGGCGTCCTGAAGGGACTCGAGCATGGCGACATCGTTCGACCCGTAGAAGTCTCCCGGGATTCGGTCATGGTGGTAGACGGCGAACGGGAACACGGTCTCGATCTCATAGGGGTTCTCCCCGTCATAGAGGAGCGTTTCCCCGGAATAGACGATGAGGCGTCCGTAGGGGTAGGCCCGGCGAAAGATGCGGTTCTGCTCGGTTTGGGCCGGTATCTCAACCGGCTGCATGTCTCCACCGCATACGGGGCATGGGCTTTCGGTAGACAGTTCTTCGGAGGCTTCGTGGATGGAGTCACAGGAGACGCACTGAATTCCCGGCTGAGCTTCCTTGATGATGACGGAGTGGAGGTCCTCGACGACCGATTCATCCCGGATCCAAACGAAGGTTACCTTGGCCTTCCTGGATCTCAGCACGTTCTGCTGGTCTACAACGAACTCCCCGCTGGTTCCGTAGATCAGGTTATCGTCGGTCTTGTCCGGCTTGTAGGTGAATCCTCCGGTGACTTGCCGTATCTCGGGCTTCACTTTGTGGGCTTTGGATGGCCACATCTGTCTCACGGTGCTCATGTCGAGTTCCGGGTCCCATACTACGAATCGGCACTCTTTGGAAGTGATCGAGTCTGCGGAGGGATCTCGATAGAATTCCGAAGCCTTTACGGCTCCGAGATTCAGGGCCATGGTGCCCGTCAATTGGTCCGGACGAGCGGTCCACATGGCGATTCCGACTCCGCAGGTAGATCCCCATAAGTAGGCGTCCTCCTTCACTTGCCTGAAGTGGACTCTCTCCAGCTCGTGTTCTATGGAGGACTTGACCAGAAGGCGGTCGAAGTAGCTGGATTGGTCGTCGAGCGGGTCACAGACGATATCGGAAGACGCCCCCACAATCATAGCGGCCTTTGTTTTTACGGTGGCGAAGAGCCAGTTGACCACGCCTCGAAACGACCATTGGTCCAGGGCGGCGGCGGAGGACGACGCGGGCTTCGCCCACTGGTTCCTGCCTAGAAGGAATTCCCAGTTCCGTTTGAATCCCTTGATTCGATCGCTGGAGGCCGATCTTGCGGTTTCGGCCAGTGCTCGAGCGTAACGGTACGCTGGGAGATCCGAGTCCTTCTCAAGGGATTCAAGCGGTGGCTCGGGCTCTAGAGTCGGCAGATCGATCGGTGATAGCATGATGGAATGAGATAAGTACCGTATTGGTATCGTGTCAAGGGGTAATGTTAATCCATTACGTGAAGGGCAGGTGCTGGACTGATTCTCTCGAGCCCCATCGCACCTTCAGCTTGGAGAAATCGGGCCATTCGTAGACTGGCTCTTCGTAGTGAATGGCCAGGGCGATCCCGCAGGCCATGACCAGGTCGTCGTGATAGCCGTCCTGGTGCTCTATTTTGAGCCTTCCGGAGTCGGTTATCTTCTTGGTCATGTGGCTCATCTCTTCGATCAGGTCTTTGGAGGGCGTCCAGGTGTCTTCCTTGAGGGCACGAAGCAGAGAGTCGATCATTCGGCCTCGAGACTGCTCCGAAGTGATCCATCCCAGCCGGTCCGTATAGGTTTGGGTGGCCTTGTTCAGGTTTTTCTGCATGTAGAGGTTGGGGTAAAGGTCTCGTACCGCGTTGACGGCGGCCCCACCCCCTTCTCCGTTGGCTTCAACGGAGAGCAGGGCGTCGTTGTAGTAGTGGGAGGCCGGTATAGCGATTTGCCGGGCGAATTCTTCTGGGCCCAAGTCGTCTCGAGAGGCGTGAAAGACGACGGTGAGGTCGCTACGATCCAGGACCACGAGGGCGGACGGGTCGTGTCCTTTACCCAGCCCGCTGGAGGGGTCCCAGGCCGAGATGTAGGTGTGGGAGGTTTCCCGTTCCCGTTGCATCCTGCCCGGCCCATGGTCCGCCTCCTTGACGCTATATCGGTGTAGGGAGTCTCTGGTGAACGTGACGGGCACTTGTTTCGGGGCTCGGTCCAGTGCCTTCATGAGCAGTTTGAAGGAAAAAGCTGGCCTGGTCATGAACGGGGTCCAATTGCCGTGGATTCGGGCATCCAGCTCGTCCGGATCCACGGTTTTCATCCTCTGATTCACCCATTCCCGGGTCAGGAATCCCCCGTTCTCGATGAGGCAGTCTTCCAAGTCGAACTTATGGCAGAAGGTGCCTTCGATGAATTCCTCGTGCGGTTCCTGCCCTTTCTCTCTCCACAGCTTTCGCCTCATCCACTCGATCCCGGTATCCATCTTCGGGGTGAGGGTAAAGAGCATGTAGAGCGGCTGGTCCGGGAGTCCTCGAGCCTGCAGTTCCCCGAAGTTCTCGGCACCTACATCCCCGCCCATGGCCTCGTCAATCCAGATGGCGGTGCATCGTTCGGCGAGCAGGGAGGATTCCCCCTCCTTCTGGGACTTGATGTAGATCTCTGAGTGGTAGGGCTTTCCCAATACGATCAGGTGGTCCTGCTTATAGTACTTCCAGTTACGGGACCCGGAAGGTAGCCGTGGGAGCATTTCGGAAAGCTTTCGGTACATGACCATCCCGGCGGACTTGTACTCGACGCAGACGGCCCAGCATACGTTCGGAGTAGGGTATTCCTGGTCTCGAATGGGGTTATACCCCGTGGAGTAGGACACGAGGTCGGCGGCTCCCGCGGTGGTCTTCCCCCCCCCGTTGGGACCGGAAAGGACCCGGTAGACGGCTTTGGATTCGTGCCAGGGTAGGATCTGAGGGACGCAGGTGATGGGGTAGGCGAGCCAGGGGGATATCTTGGCCCGGTCCCGGTACTCCTTGTAGAGCGTTGAATCCTCTGAGCTAAGTTTCTCGATTCTCGGGTCCATCCGCCTGATCCTTGGAGAGCCTGGACACCAGAGCTCCGGAGACTCGATCCCGGAACCTCATGAAGAATCTTCGGTCCGACTCGTTGTCCCCCCCGTTTCTCTGGTCTATGACGGTATTCGACTGAACCTTGACTCCTCCGGTATCTAGCACTTCGGATATTTGGGCCAGGGTGCGAAACGCGGAGACGTCTTCCTTGGCCTTCTCGGTCTGAGAGTCGAGGACTTGGGCGGTGGCGTATAGGGCTCGAATTCTGAGGATCTCCGCTACCCGCCTGGTGATTCTCGGGTGAAGTTTCCAGTGCTCGATGTGCTGGATGCCGCAGCCTAGTTCCTGAGCCAGCCGGCGCACTTGGCCCGGGGTGCGAAGGGCTCCGTGAGCCAAAGCGGAGGCGAGCTTCTCGATCTTCTGGCCGGATTCTTTCTGGTGCCTTTCCTGATAGTCGGTAACCGACTCTCCGGGCAAGAACCAGCCTGTAGCCTGAAGATCCTTCTCGGGGTGCTCGAGGTCGTACTGATCGGCCTTAGTCAGGAATTTCGATTCCATCGGCCAGGCGCTCCAGGCTCATCTCGTGCTTTCTTAGGTTGATGAGCTTCTCGGCCGCTTGATAGGCCTCGAGTTCTTTCTGGGAGGTCCACCATCCTGGCGGCAGCACTCGGGCCTCTTCGATCGCGGCCATTCGGGCCTCAAGTTGTTGAAGTCGTAGCTCGAGCAGAGGCTTTGACACGTTCCCGTCTCCTGCGTGCCCCAGCGTTGACGGTCCAACGATACCGTTCCGCATGCTCCTCACATCGTAGCCCGTCCTTCGTCGTCACGCCACACCAGATACATCGTCCTTCGGCCTTCATCTTAATCTGCCACACTCTCTGCCTAGACACCCATCGGCCAGGAGCGATCTCGTAACGATAGGTCTTTCGGTCTTCTCGTAACACACGGCGGGTCATATCATCCCCTCATGGCTCTCATGTTGTGGAACGAGACGCTCCGATCCCCCTCTTCTTTCTGCCTCTTCTTGCGTATCTCCCGCCGCCACTCCCCCCGGCTCCTCCACTTCTTCTTCCTGGGGAAATCTTCTCCGCTCACTCCCATCTTCAACCTCACGATCGGAACCTCCATGTGCCAAAACCCTCCTCACTCGGTATGAAACTGCGCCGATGACGACCTCGTGTCAGCAGCCGTATCATCAAATATCGGTGTTAAACCCGCTTAACTTTTTTTTCACCGTTGAAAACAAACCGCTTGACACCACTACCCAACTTGACGACCATGTTACCCTCCGGTGGACCAAAGGACCCCAGAGGGTCCAACCCACCGGGGGATTCTCCTACCTATCTCCTCTCCTGCTCCCGTTCTCTTTCGTGTATCCCATCTACCACCCTCGCTCAACTGTCGCGCTTCCGCTGCGCTCGCTTGACAAGCCTCCGCTACGCTCCGGCTGATCACACTTGACATCTTAAATCAGATGCCTAACGTAAGTGTAGGGTAATCAGAATCATTGCGAGAGGGGGTGGGTATACCCCCTAGGGGGGGTAGACAGGAGATCCTATAAAGGTGATGGGTACAGGTCACGATATAAGGTAATGTGTTCTGCACCATCAGCATGACCCAATTACCTTAACGTGTTACATGAAGTAAAGCTTGTAAGTAGTTGTGATAATATGTCTTAGTTATACTTAGTTGATTCCTCGGTACATAATGTGGTACGTGAGGCAAAGATCGGAAGACCGCACTATAGGATGATTTACGTATCTCCTCGGACTTGGAGGGAGTTGCGGGAGGTAGCTCCGATCTATGGTTTATCGGCGACTTCGATATCTTCCTTGATCTTGAGGAATTGGGTAGTGACGAAGACGCGGCTGGAGTTGATTCCTGAGTGGCGGGAGGCGAAAGAGGTGCCGAAGCTGATGACTGGGACTTCCCCGGGATTGGACGAGGCGAAGATCAGGGATCTGGGGGATCGGGCTGCGGGAGACAGCCCCAGCCAGCAGCAAGTAGCTGCGTCGGAACTCCAAAAGAAAATACTTGACAAAAGGCATAAGGTGCCGTATCGTTCTTGACGTGAGCGATGGGGCTCACGAAAAAGTGGAGGGCAAACGATGAGCAGCGAAACCCGTATTGACTACTCGGACGACCCCAGAACCGAGATACACGCCATGAACACCCATACGTACATCCAGGTGAAGATCTTCCAACCGTGGGGACACGAGTTGTCCATCATGCTGACCCATGAGCAGGCCGAGGGCTTTTACAAAACGATCCGTAACACGATGGAAGCAGCCCTACCCCTTCCCCAAAAGGCTTCCTCATGACCGGCCCAGAGACGCCCCATATCGCCCAATACCATTCCGTGCCCTGCGGCTACTGCGGCTCCAGGCGCACCGGAAGAATGCCCGAATCCAGCCTCTATCAGTGCGCCACCTGCGGGGAGGTCGGACCCATCCGAGTGAACCGAGGGGCCGTAACGACCGACCCGACCATTCTCCGTAGAAACCTAGAAGAATGTGGCAACGAGGACGCATACCGAGAGCGGTAACCCCCAGCAAGAAGTGGAGGGCAAAGCACCCATGGATACCCTGATACCCTACACGGATCTCGAGAAGATGGCGGACTCGGTTCTGTCTTCCGGGATGTTCCCGGCTATAAAGAACAGGCAGGCCGCGATAACCCTCATGCTTCTGTGCCAAGCCGAAGGGCTACACCCCATTCAGGCCCTGAAACGATACAACATCATTCAGGGGCAGCCCGCACTCAAGGCTGACGCCATGCTTGCGGAATTCCAACGCAGAGGCGGCACCGTCAAATGGATCCGGCACGATCACCAAGCCTGTGAAGCGGAGTTCTTCGCCCCAGGCCTCGCCGAGCCGTGCCGAGTCTCCTGGACCATCGAAGACGGAGCCCGAGCCGGGCTTTCAGGGAAAACGGCCTGGAAGATGTATCCAAGACAGATGCTTAGGGCTAGAACCATCTCCGAGGGAGTGAGAATGTCGATGCCGGAACCCATCGTGGGACTATATACCCCGGAAGAAGTGGCCGACTTCTCACGACTCGAGCCTGCCCCGGCCCGCACCGAATTCGAGGTGCTGGCCGACACGAGCCAAGACGCGGACCGAAAACCGCTCGGGCAGGTGATCGACGAAGCCAGCCTCAAAAGCCACGAAGCCGTGGCCCAGCACGCCCCGGCAACCTTCTCGGACTCGGACCAAGAAGCCATCGACATAGCCCATGCCCGGATCGAGGCGCGAAGAGCCCAACACGAATCCATCTTCGGCACCGACGACCCGCAGGAAGAGCCCACGGAATCCTTCCAAGAGAAGCTCCGGAAGATCGAGCAAGGGGTAGCAGCCAGGATCTCCGAACAAGGAGTCCCCAAGACCAAGCCCGGCACATGCACCAAACGAGGCTGCGACTCGCCTGTGGACCTATTCGAGTCCAGCTCCAAGAAGTTTCCAGGGAGAGCCTATTGGCAATGCTCAGAAGCCCATGAACTAGCGGTCAAGATACTGGATCAGGGCGGTACCCCGAAGGAAGCCGCCACGGCAACGTCCGGGCATTACCGAGAATGGGCTTTTCAGAAACTCCTTTCCCCCGTGGCATCCACAGGCCCGAAAGTTCGCACTACGGACGATTGCCCCGTCCATGCGGAGCGGGGGAATCAACTCCCCGGAAGGGAGATCCATGAGTGAGCCGACTACTCGAGACACCTGCTCGAACTGCGGCCACGAGTACCGGAGCGATCAGCATGTCCTCACGAACTGCCCGGAGTGCTACTGGCCTCGCGGCAAGGAGGCGGACCAGTCGAAGCCGTTCTGTAGCGTATGCCGAAGGCGTCACGGAGAGGAGGTCCAGCATGGCGCAGAGTAAGTATGAGATCAAGTCGCTTAGTGGGGCCATTCTGTGGTCCGGCGAGGCCGAGTCATGGAAGGATGCTACAGAAAGGGCCGTGAAGTCCAGGGCGGACCTGTACGGGGCGAACCTGTCCAAGGCGGACCTGTCCGGGGCGAACCTGTCCGGGGCGAACCTGTACGGGGCGGACCTGTACGGGGCGAACCTGTCCAGGGCGAACCTGTCCAGGGCGAACCTGTCCAGGGCGAACCTGTCCGGGGCGAACCTGTCCAGGGCGGACCTGTCCGTGGCGGACCTGTACGGGGCGAACCTGTCCGTGGCGAACCTGTCCGGGGCGGACCTGTCCGGGGCGAACCTGTCCAGGGCG